GGCTTTGTTCTTCCGGCTTCTTGTGCTCGTTCTAAGCTTCTAGCGTAATGAATGTCTGCTACTGAAGTTAGGCCTTCTCTTGCTTCTTGTCTTTCTTTATATTCTGCATCAAGTGTAGCTTGAGCTTCTTTAGCTAGTCTTTCTGCTTCAGCTTCTGGTGTTTCTTCATCTTTACCCCTATTAGCATATTTATATATACCAGTTCCAATGCCAGCAGCACCTAGTCCAAGTCCACCAGCTCCAGCTAGTGGTCTTCCATAATCTTTAGCAACTTCTCCAACCTTACCAGCTACTCTTCCAGCAGTAGAGGAAGCTGCAACCATTGGTACTGGAAGAAAATCAAAAAATCCACGAGATCTTTTAGCAGCAGCATCTGCAGCTCTAGCTTCGTCATAAGGAACTAAGTCTGTGCTTTTTGATTTTTTTGTTGATTTTTTTGGAGCTTTTCTTTTTTCTTTTATTTTTTTCTTTCTCTTTTTATATTCATCTTTCAATCTTTCTATACCTTCCTTACCTTTTTTAACTACTGCTTTTCCAACTGCAAACTTAGCTATGCCACCACCAGCCATCATCATTGGATCCATGTTAGCTATGCCACCGCCTTGGTATCTTGTAATCTCTGGAGTGGATGCACCCATTCCTTCAATCATGTATCCGGGAGTGCTCGAAGACTGGCTTCCTGAATCTCCAAGTGATTCAAGAGCAGCAAACATTGCCATAATTCCTTTTTCTTTTTTAGTAAGTTTTTTGTCTTTACCAAGCTTAGATTCTGTACTTGTAAAAGTTCCATCTTCATTTTGAGTAAAGAAAGGATCGGATTTATCTTTTTTTTCATTTGCATTTACAACATCAAGATCTTCTGTTGCTTGATCTAATGCATCGTCTTCTAATTCTTCTTCTTCTGTAGCCAATTCATAACCAACTTGACCAGCTAAAGTTGCAGCAGGAACTCCATAGGCAACAGACTTACTGCCTAATATATTTTCTATTCCGCTTGGTTTGTATTTTTTTCCAGCCTTAGATGCTTTGTTTGCAATTCTTCCGGCTTTAATTGCTTTGTTTGCAGCAATACCAGCGGGACCAGCAGCATACAAAGGCAATGTTGCATACTCATAAGGATCTGTGTAATCAAAGATGTAATCTTTAAATCCTTGACCAATTTCTTTTAACCTATAAGGATCTAAATTATCTTCAACCCCTCCGCCATCAGCGTATGCAGCCAATCCACCTTGAGCAAATCGTTTGTTGTAACGAACACCAGCTCCTTCCTCCTCTGGATTTACATAAAAACTAAAGCCATCGTCATCACCGTAAGTGTACTCATCGCCTCTTTTTTGTATGGGCAAATCAGTAACATTTCCTAATATGTTATTAATAAGAGCTTCTTCTGATTCTTCTGATCCTCTTGGTAGTCTAATTCCTAACGCTTCTTCTAGCTTTGCAATGCCTTGTTCCTTCATTGCGTCTTTAAATTGTTCTTCTTCGCTCATTCCCCCATTAGCGTATCCTCTGACCGGGCTTAATCCTGATGTAATACTCATTACAGCACCTTAGAATAATCTACAGCGTAGTAACCATTCTTAACTACCACTGCATCTGGTTTAACTTCTAATACTTCTTGTGCTAATACGCCTTCAGCTGGCTCGCTTTCTGCACCCAGCTCTTTACCTTTGTCATTCCAATCCCATGTGTACCAACCAATACCAGGTTCTAGTTCACCAACTTTTTTAATGTTGTCTTTTAATTCAACATCGGAGGACATAAAGCTTCCTACTGCACTTAAAATTTGAGAGCCTGTGCTTGGTACTTGAGACGTACCACGTTGATAAGCACTTGTACCAGTACCGCCAGAGATACCACCCATTGGTGATCCAGCTAGTAACTGTTGACCTTGCATTAATCTTTGCATTGGCTCGCCTGCAAGTTGTTGTGCTCCAGCAAACTGTCTTGACAGTCCTGCTTGTTGAGTTGCTTGACCTTGTTGACCAAGTTGATTCAACATACCTATCTGTGTACCTAACTGACTCTGTCCTTGTTGTCCTAGTCCGGCAATGCCTTGACCTATCTGTCCGTATTGTTGTCCTAACCCGGCTTGCATTTGTCCTAGGCTACCCAAAGCCTGTCCACCAGCTCCAATGCTAGATCCAAAGCCACCTAGTGCTTGACCTCTTTGTACTTGTTGCTGTCCTAGACCAGCCATCTGACTTCCCAATGCTGCTTGTTGTCCACCTATAGCAGCCTGTTGTCCACCTAGACCTGCTTGCATTTGCCCTAGCCCAGCTTGTCTGCCTTGCTGTGATTCAAATGCTTGTTGAGCTTGCCCTTGTGATTGACCAAAACCTTGGCTTCTTAGACCACCAATAGCTTCCGCTGCCCCTCTTCCTGTTTGTCTTGCTAATTCTTCTTGTGATATACGTCCTCTTGATCCACCAAACGCACCTTGCGATATGGCTCTGTCTCTAAGGCCTATGTCTGATTGGGCTGACTGTCTGTTAATATCTTGTAATGTTTGTTGCACTACCTGGTCTTCGTAAGGATTCATAAATCTAGACGCAGAAGCTGGGTCGTACATTTTGGTTGAACCCAATGCACTTTGTTCGGCTCTTTGCAATGCACCTATACCACCGGCTACAGTTTCTGCACCTGTGCCTATCATTCTTTCTGCTGCGTCTGAGAACCTTCCAGCTCCTCTTGTTAGATCAGATCCTTCTCTTTGAAAGCCCATGCCTTCTTGGATACCAGCTTGAGCCTGTGGTAAGTAGCCCATAGAAGCATCTAAATTAGCTTCTTGTTTACCATACAACCCAGATGCTTGATCTAAGCTTCCTTGAAAGTTTCCTAATCCACCTGCTGCTTGACGAGCTTGTATTTGTAATGGCGTAAGCCCTGCCGTTTGTTCTATAGGTATATCCCTTGGTTGAGATATTAAACCTTCGTATTCTCCGGGTGATCCAAAATAAGATCCTAATAGTCTTCTAGAGTAGTCCTCCATGTATGGAGAGACAAAAGAGTAACCAGTTTGAGGCGTGGTTATAGTCTCAGCACCTGGTCCCATTTTTGTTTTACTATCAAGTATCCCCATTATTTATACCTCTTAGCCATTTCTTCAGCTTTTTTTTGAAAGTCATACATCTGACGAGCACCCATTAATCTTTGTTCGTATTCATCATCTGGGTTTGCACCAGCCATAATTCCCATTCCTCTAACAGCAGATGAATTAAATATAAACTCACCATCGCTTAACATGGCAGGAATTTTATCTCCTCGTTCACCACCTGGGCCTGTAACCAATTCTTCTCTTTCTGGAAAATCTTCAACGCCCATTTCTCCTGTGCCGTCAGCGTATGCATTAACATAAGTTCCATCCTTAGCATACAATTGACTTTCTATACGTCTTGGTTGCATGCTGTCTATGAATGTAGCTTCTTTAGGAGGTGCTACTAATGGCGAGAAAGGAGTTCCTTTTATCTGTGAATATATTTTTGATACTTCACTTGGATAGAATCTATAAGCATCAGGAGTTTCATCTCTTGCATCAATTGAAATACTTTGCCCTGGATTAACGTCTTTAAAATCCATGCCTTGATACAAAGAACCTTGACCATCACCTACTTGTGCTCCTCCATACCCCCTAGCCAAACGATCTTCTTCGCTTATTGCAGTAGCAGGAGTGGTAGCAGATCCTGGTTCTATTCCTAATACATCTCTCATGTAATTAAAATCTTCGTTATTTGCTAAAAATCTTTCAATATTACCAATGTTAGGTACGGATCCTCCTAAATCATAACCAGGTACATCGTAACCAAATCTATTTTCTACAAGGGCTGGATTCTCTTTAGCCAAAGCTCTTATTCCTTTGTTTCCTTGTGATAAATCTTTCATTCTTAAATTATATTATTGTTTATGTATACCATTTTTCTATGTTCCAGTATTCACTACTGGTACCAAGGTTTATTGTAGTATTTCCTGCTGTTGTAATAGTAACAGAACCTACTAATGCTTGCAGTTCATAACCCTGTGGATTCACAGGTGTATGTAGCTGTATCCATCTATTGCCACTATATACTTGCAATACATTGATAGACGTATTCCATATTACATCACCTGCATTAAAAGCTAAAGTGGTAATATCGGAATCATTAAACTGTGGAGTTGAGTCAGGATCAAAGGATTCTAAATTTATTTCTAGTACTCTAACAAGACGATTAAACGTATTAGTATCTACATCTGTTGAAGCTAATGGCAGCCTAGTGTTGAGAAGTTTTGTCATTACCTTTTGCCATCAGGTCTAATTTCAAATCTGTTTGCTCCAAGTCTCCATGTAAAACCAGTTCTTGCTTCTGTATTTGCATCGTCATCTGATTGTGCCCTAAATACTATTTGTCTAGATCTTGCTCTAACGTGATTCTGTTTTGTGCTACTAGTTACATTGTTAGTAGAGTTAGTGGTTAAGCTGTCCCCCGGAAAGTTTCTTGTTTTTAAAACAAAATTTATTTGTCCAACGTTAGAATTGTTTCCAAAAAATTTAACGTCTGGAATAATTTTTCTTACAAAGCCAAACCTTTCTCCATCATCAATATCAATATCACCAGACTCAATAAAGACATTATCCATTGGAGATCCGTCATCATCATCACTGCTTTCGTGTGTGTAAATATAGTTAACAGAACTGTCTTTGCCTGTTGCTCTAGGTTTTTCAAAAATACCATCGTCTAACCATGCAGTTCTTGATAGCTCTCCGATACTCCATACCTTTTCTAAATAATTGTATGCAACGTACCTGTCTATTTCTAGACTAGAAGAAGAAGGATAGAACCAACCAACTTCATTAAACTCTCTGTTGGTAAATGCCGTAACTTTAAATGATTGATTTGAATTGAAATCGTCAAGAACGTAATTTAAAACAGAACATGACAATCTTTGTACTGATCCGTTGTATGTGTAAAAACCATCTCTAGCCATCCAATACACGGAGTCAGGTGCATTAATGGCTCCGTTTGGAGATATAAGGCCAACGTTCTCATTAATAAGATTAATTCCAAAAGTAAATGGAGCACCTACAAACTGCATGCTGTATAAAGCCGTGTCAGTCCAGATAAGAGTTTCTTGTCTTGATCTTAATCCAGCAACAATTTGTGAACCAGATGAAAGTCTTAATGATCCTGCGGTGTTTGTAGAAGTGGGCTCCCATTCAGTAACGCTTTCTTGGTCAGAGAATGCAACAAGCAAAGGATCTATTGCTCCCGTCCTGGCACTGCCAACAATAGGGTCTGCACCTAATACAATAACGTGACGATCAATGTCACTAACAATAGTTTGAAGACCTACAGTTGGAGATAAATTTGCTCCGGTCAAAGTTGTAATGTCTACTGCTCTAGTAGTTAATCCTGAAGACTCATCCCAATAATATATTCCACCGGCTCTAGGATTAATAATTAAATCTTCTCCAAAAGCATCGTGCGACCACAATCTTAATTGATCTGTTGCAGATAAAGCTGTTGCAGCTCCCCATGATCCAGCACCAAAAAGTCCTGCACCCCAACCGGTTGATTCTACATAAACATCTAGACCCACATTAATTTGGTAAGCAGCGTCCGTTGCACTTCCTCCATTGCCATCATCATCTGATGAAGCAGTAGCTGAGGCTGTAAATGTATAAGTGTTAGCAGAAGGCACTCCTGTTATTTGATGTTCCTTATTTAGAACAGCAGCAGTAATGTTGCCTCCTAAAGATACAGCATTGCTTATGGTTACAAAATCGTTAACAACAGCACCATGAGAAGTATCTGTCGCAGTTATAACAGCACTACCATTAGTTGCTGCAAAAGTAGTAACGTTTAAATCAGTTGAACGTATAGGAGTAATGTCATTTAAAATATCACCGGTTGTAACATAATATTTAAAGGTAGTTCCTAAGCCTAAATATTTGGTAGCATCTAATGCAACCCATGCAGTTAAAGCTCTACCCGTTCCTTCATAATCTTCAGTTGTTGTTTTGTTCCAACCGCCTATTTTTTCTGGTAACCCTTTTCTAAATCTAATTAAATTGCCATCAGCCCATCCGCCTTTATCCATAAGATCAGTGGACTCTTTATTAATACCGGGATTAAATAATAATTTAGTTAAAGCCATTCTTTACCCTCAAACAATAATGCTTCTGCCTGTCTTCTTACTATCAAACCATTTAAGACAACACCTCCAGCTTTGTTCCAACGTTTAATTTCTTGTGGAACTTCTTTGTATCTTTCTTGATT